CAACAGTACCTCCTGCGCTTGCTGAACCTGTGACAACCCGTAATGCAGAATTGTTGTTGTTTACAGTATCCTTAGTCCATCCAGTAGGAGCTGACGTTTGAACAAATAACATTTTTGTTCCAGCGGCAAACGCTGAATTATTATCAACGTAATTTTTATTTGCTGCTTCAGTTCCAGTAGTCGGAGTTGGAACTTCCACTAATCCAGTAAATGTTTTGTTGCCTGTAATCGTTTGATTGCCAGAAATAGTAACGATGTTGCTATACGCTGGTAGAAACGCAATAAAGGTTATTGGACTTGTTCCGACCGTTGTTACAGTGGCCGTTTGAAGCCATAGCGTACCACCGTTAACAGTACCAGCTAACACGGGTACTAAATCACCAGGCTGTATCTCTGAAGGTTGGTCAAAGTAAGTAGCTCTCGTTAGAATAGCTGGTGTAGAGCCATCACCGACTTGAGTTAAAATGTAAACCCCGTTTTCAAAAGTATTGGTTTGGTCTTTTATTAAATAGGCGTTGTTTAATACGCCAGCTTGACCATCTAATGAAAATGCGCCATTTGAGGTTGCTGTAAGCGTTGCTCCAACACCAGAAGAGCCATTACTGTATGTTGAGTTAAAGTTGGCTGTTGATGCGGCGTTAACGGGATTAATAAATGTAAATCCAGAGGCAATAGAATCAGCGTATGCCTTGTTTACTACATCATTCGGATTTACTGGCGCTTGTGCTCTTGTTAAAGCATCTCCAGGTGCCCAATAATCTACCGCATTTTGTGCAATAGCTGGCGTAGCGGAACCACCCAATACCGTTTGCTTTAATAAACCACTTGTTAATGAACCAAGATTAAAAGCATTAGGCAAAGTTGGGGCATTGCTATAGACAACATAAGGTTCATCTATACCAGCAGGTACAGAAGGTAATTCTATTGTTTCCCAGCTTAATCCATCTGAGCTTTTGCGATAGACCTCATTAGCCCCTGCTTTTGGAAAAACCAAATCTCCTGTTTGGGTTGGGGTTTGCGGATCAATTTCTTCAGAAACATTTAATCTAAAATTGATATTTTGAACATACATTTGGTCTTGTTGGTCAACAAGCGTTAAAATACCAAAATCCTGATTCAACATACTTGTTGTAAAATTGGTGTTGGTATAGAGATTAGTTCTATCTGCCGGTGTGGCTCTGACAATAGTTACAATGTCTCCATCTGCCCTTCCAGATAAAAATGTTACGCGAACTGTTCTCTGTCCACCAATAAAGCTGATATTGTATTGGTTGCTTGCCACAAGTTGTGCTGCATCATTGGCCTCAACACCGCTTGCACGAGCATAAACCTGAATATCGCTTTCAACATTGGCTGTCCAATCCGTATCGAACACAGTTTGTCCAGCAGTGGCAATTGATTGTGTGCGTGGAATAACATCATTAATTTCTATCTGGATAGACACTTTATTCTCCTTTTAGAGCTTCCCACATTGACCACGGTTCTGCTTCTGAACGCCTTTCTGGCAAGCTAGATCTTTCAATTGTTTTATTAATTAATCTTCTAAATGCCAAATGTCCTGTAAATGGGATTAATCTTGCTAATTTTTTTGCGTCTGATTGATTGTAATTTCCTACCCATAAATGCTCTAAAATGGTCATTGCATCGTCTGCAACACCACCGACAGGACCAGCAAAACTTCCCCATCTGGATAATTCTCTTGTCTTTTCGTTTTGGAATCCAGGCAAGAGATTATGGTTCATTACTATATTAGCCCAATTTACTACATCAGGTAATGGCCCAAGAAATCCTGCGTTGCTGAATGCATTTAAAAACAAACTTTCATCTTCAATCTTTACCTCGCGTCCATTAGCCAATTCTCGCAATGGATTAATCAACATTCCAATACCAAACATAGTGGCTATTCCAATAAATGCTTGCGCATCCGGCCTTTGCATTAAAGGAATTGTATAACGATTTAAAGCACCCCATGCCCACCCATGAAAGGTAAACAGCATTCCAAGTATGGGGTCACGTGTCCAAAATGGAGAACTAAACATGCCACGCTGAACAATTGTATTATAGGTTTCTCGATAAATGGCTTGTGATATCTTTACAGTGGCTGCATTATCTGTCCAATTAAAATAATTACTTTGATAACCAGCTCCTTCTTTCCAACCACCTGACTCCTCATAGCCTTTAATAAATCTCTTTGACCATTGCTCTGGATTTATATCAACAGAGGCCAACATTTGTCTTTGTTTCTTTGTTATCTTTCCTGCTTCAAAATCAAAAATTGCTTTCATGATTTTTGACTGAATAATGTTGGCTACCATTGTCTGGTTGATATTCTCGATGTAGTTTGTTCCGTAAAAATTACCGGACATGTGAGCCAAATTCTGCAAGCCAGAGCCTAATCGACCAATCACAGGGGCATCTTCCATGGCTTCGGCATTAAGAAATTTATTGCTGTATCCGTAAGCCAGGTGTTGTATAGCGACCAATCCATGAGCAGCGTTTTCTTTAATTTGTTTACCAGTTTTTGTTTTAAGCATTCCATTAAGACTTAACAGCATTGGCTTTAAACCATCGGAAAAAAGTGGATATAAACCTTGTTTTAAGGCAATTGCACCCAAGTCGGTCATCTGGGTAATAGGAACTCCACCAAGTCTTATTATCGCTGTATAGTTTCTTAAGTTTTGAGATAAGCGTCTTAATGTTGGATTTGAAGTATTTTTATTCATAAAAACAGAATACATATCAGCAAAAAACTGCTTGGCATCCATGAATTTTTTATCAAGTTTTTCGTACGCTTTTTGACGTTTGTTAGCGTCTTCAATTTTAGCTATTTTTTGTTCACGCTCTTTTCTTTCCTTATTCAAGTTGGCTATTATTTTATCAAATAAAGGCTCGCTTGAGTAATGATTAAATGCCTTTCTAATCGCAATGTGACGACCAAGAGCCATAGCGTAAGACATTAAAGCCCTATCTAAATTGTTATCTAAAAACCCAGCTTCATTGAATAGCTGAGAAGGAAGCAATACGGTTCGTCCTTTCATATATTCAGGATTTTCCACTCGACCAGGAAACATTTGACCTAACATTTGTTGATTCATTTGTTCTGGGCTATTGCCTTGCAGCGTGTCTTTAAGAGCTAAAGCATATTGCTCTCTCTCATAATCAGTGAGAAATGGCCGTCTTAACTTTGGCAACGCATCGGGGTCTAGGAATTCAATTTGAAATGATTCAGGTATTTTTTTAAAAAATTTGGGATTAATATTGCCTTCAAATGCGCTTTGTTCAAGCATGGAGTAAACATTTTCTCTTTTGTCTTTAGTTTGCTTTAATTTTTTAGCAGTACTTTTTATTTGAGCTTTTATCTGCTCTAATTTTTTAATGTTCTTCTGTCTGGTTTTGTCAGTTAAATTGGTTTTTAAACTTTCAGCTACAGAGCTTTTTTGATTCTTTAATTTTGATAATTGAGAATTAATGTTTTTGATTTCTATATCTATTTGACGAACAGGCTCCAGTATTTGTCTTAATTCGTCAGCCTCTTGAGAATTAAGGAGAACTCGGTCTTCGAGCAATATATGATAATCTTCATTATCTCTAAGTTGCTGTACCAGTTTATCTCTTTCATCCTTAAGTCGTTTTCTTGCTTCGGCTATTTCATTGGCGAAAGCCCTTGTTTCTTTCCAGTTAGGGTCTTTTTGAGCCTCCACTAATTGTTTTAATAAATCTTCGGCTTCTTTAACAGGTGCCTGTAGTTTAGTAATTAAATCAGCTTGTTCAGCAAGTCCTGATTTAACTAAATTAACAAAATCAGTTGGCCTCTTAATGATTTCCTGAATATTGTAATTCTGCATCATGTATTTAACAGAGGTTCTTGGCGACAGGAAATCTCCCTCCCAGCCCATAACTTCTCTAAATGGTTTCGCAATCGATTCAATGAAATCCTCGACCATTCGAGCACCTTCATTAATCATTGAATTAGATGAAGATTCCCCTGTTAAAAGTACAGTTCTTATTTGAGAGCCAAATTGTTCCCACTTTAATTGTTGCTGCCTGGTAATTGCTTGCTTGAAATTTTTAATGGAATTGGCAAGAGTAAGGCCGCCTTCAATTCCATTCATTTTGAAAAATAAGCCACGAAGTTGAGCATTGAATACAGTGGCATGGGCTTTTATCATCCCAAGATTTTCTTCTGCACTCATTGCTCTTGGAATGCCCTTTTCAAGCCCTTCAGTAATAATTCCGTGCGCAGCCATCCGGTCTGTAACATAACGTATAGTTGCGAAATCATGAGATAAACCGCGAAAAACTGGCGAACCAATTCCTTTGGCACCCAATATATTTGCTACTCCTGGTATTTTTAACAACCCACTACGATTATAAGTGCTATTAACATATTCCTGCACTTCATCTACTTGTTTTGCTGAAACACTAAACTCAGGATTGGCAACCGCCTGAAACCCCTGAAACTCATTGTTCTTTCCAACCTTTGGTACAATATCAATTCCTTGATAATTGGCATTAACATAGCGTCTCATATTCCATAACTGGCTTCCTGATAAAGCATGACCTATGGTTATGCCACCACCAACCAACGCACCAGCAAATACTAAATCTCTAAGGCTATTCAGTGCCATATCTTCAAGATTGCCACCAGCACGTGCTGCCTCATGCATTCCTTCATTAGCCACAATGGAGGCACTTAATGACGGCGTCACCTTAACTGCATTTTTTACCAGATTTTGAGTAAAGTTAGCGTATTTAACACCGCCAATAATTGGAAACAAATACGTACTTGGGCTTGCAGCAATTCCAACTCCACCCCCAAGTAATTTTGCAGTAAAGGAGCCTCTTGCAAACATTTCATCATTTTTGATTTGCTCAGCAACGCGCTGTTGCCTTGCTTTCAAATCATTGGGGCTTACTGCACTCACAAGATAAGGCCAGTATTTTTGAGGATAGCCATTAACCGATTCAAAGCTCATTGCCGTCCAGCCATCAGGTACTTCATCGGCTAAATGACTTAGTTCTTCTTTCTTCAAAAAAGCAAATTGTCCAGCATTAGCCAGTTCATTGCTTTCCAATATGGCATGAAAAAAAGTCTTAAACCATCCTGGTGCCTTCCCATGGTCTGGCAATTGAATTGCTTGCTGGTTAGGCAAAAGAAGGTCGCCAGGATTATCAATAAAAGCCTTGGGGTCTATTCTGCTGGTATCTACATTTAACCCTGGCATAGAAGGAATAATTTGCCTTTCTTTGCTATAGGGCACCATGAAATTATTTTCGCTTATTGGGTAAATTTCTTCATCTAAAGGGATTTTTTCTTTCACTTTTTACCCCTTATCTTTTCTTCTTCTTTTTTATGGAGATATTCAGCAAAATCGGTAGCTTCTTTTATAGTTTTAAATGCGCCAAAATGTTTTTTTGTTTTTCTAAATAAATCTATAGCTTCTTCATTGGAAAGAATTTTTCCATCATCACTCACCGTTGGTATAACATATTCCAGACCATCCATAGACACACCTATGGTTCTTATAGTGCTTATACTGCCATCATTATTAATAACTTTTGGCCTATTGTTTAAATTGATATTTCCTTTGATTTCCGGCCTGAATAAAGATGATTCGTTCGGATTATCTTTTTTACCCCTCAATAGATTAAATACAAAATCCGATGCTTGAGTTATTGCAGCAGCTTGCGGGAACTGCCTTTGCATACCACCAGTTTTCCTGGCTAATTCCTGCTCCTGTTCTTGCTGGAATTGAAGTGCTGCCCACTGTTCTTCTGGGTTTGCACCAACAATGCCATGAATATCAAAGAATCGTGACTTAATGGTTCTAATATCTGGCCTGTATACAGGGTGGTTTTGCTGCCCAAGATAAGTTCCCCAGAGAACTATTGGAGTACCACTTTTATTAACCGCATCCAAATAATAGTCACCAATAACAGGATATTCGCCTTCAGAAACGGTCATAAAAGTACTTGGTCTTACCTGTATTGGATACTCCTCGATAGTGTCATCTGAATGTACTATTTCAACAATATTGGGTTTGGCAGCCATAAATTCTTTAATGGTGGCTTGAGCCTTTTCAAAGTTTTGAATTCTGTTTAATTCATCCGTTGCTGATTTACCAAATTTAAAAAATGATTTGTCCTTGTGTCCATAATACTCATCAATAACTTTTCTGGCTTTTAGATAGTCATTGAAAGAAACACGGTCTTTAAGTCGATAGTAATATGGGAAATGACCGCTATCGAATCCTGATTTGTTAGCTTCAAATTGAACTTTTAACTGTTCATAAATGTCTTCTTGAATTAATGGGTTGGCTCCATCTTCTAGTTCAAGTACTTTTTCTAGCGGATAAATTGTAAACTCAGAATCGCCATTGATGGTTGTTATTCCCCAGTTTCTTCTTAAAGCACTTTGCAGCATGTTAGTGGCCACCACTTCATTGCCTTTGGTGTACCTCATATTGTCTTCAAATATATCTTTAAGGTAATAAGCAAAGCCATCGCCATCCATTAACTTGGTGCTTTTGGAAATACCAGCAATATTGCGCGCCCAACTTAAAGTTTGCTTGCCATCATTCGCGTTCTTTTTTCGCCAATTTGCAATGATTTTTTCAGTAATTTCTGCTTGCTGCTTGTCTTCGTCAAGAACCATTTGTTTGGCCATCGGAGCAGCTTGTTCTTTGGTGTAGCCCTGATTCAGGAAATGCTTAAATGCTTCCTGTAGCGCAAAAACATTTTTATCAAGTCCCTTTACTCTTTGGCCTCCTCTGGATTGAATTGTCTCCAATGCTCCCGCGTATTCCATCATTAAATTAGGGTCGCCAGACGTCATGGCATTGGTGATATTCTCAAGAAACTTTGGAATGGCATGTGGAGCTGAGTTGGCGGCCAAGGTTTCGGCTTGAACCTGGCTTAGCTGAATTCCCTTTTTGGCTGCAAACTGCTTTTGTTCCTCAACCATGGTATCAAATCCCTGGTTGATTTGGTCTTTTGTTTTCCCAGTCCAGGCCATTGGATTAGTCCAATTAGCCGTAAGATTATCCACTCCCAAAGCTGTTTTATTTCGCTTCATGGCGGAAGCACGATAACTGGACATGAAGTTTAGGAATTTGGCAGGTGGTAGCTCTTGCCTTATCTCCTCTATATAATCAGGTGTTAGAGGCCCTAGAGAAGCTCTTGCATTGGCTTGAGCTACAATTAATGAATCGTTCCGGTTTTGCAAATTTTCTAATGCACCAACATAAGCCACTGTGGCATTGTAAACATGCTCCCACTCGCCCCATGTAAGTTCTTTTGGCTTGTTCTCAGGAAGTGATGCCAAAAATCCTTCTACTCTTTTATTGCTCCTCGCATCAATGGCTTTTTGAATCATCATTGATGAATAGAAATTCAACTTTGATTCAGTTTCTAAAGTATATGCCTGTTGCGGATTTATCATTCCAGCAGACAATTCATTTTTTATTCTGCGCTGAATATCATTATAAACTTTTGCTCCATCTTCTATCTTGTCATCAAGAATAAGGTTATGCATCGTGTTTAATTGCTGAGCGTGCCAAACAGCACTTTTTTGTTTTGCAATTTGCTTGTCTTGCTCAATCATATTCATCGTAAAACGATGAGTGGTTTGCATTAATTGATTGGCAAACTGCGCCTCAAGGCTTGGCTTTATTGTGTTGGGCGCGTGCTTTAATGTTTCGGATATGCCCTGAGCCATATTGGAAGCATACGTCTTTATCATGTCAGGGGTAATGCGGTATTGCTGCGCCATTTCTTGATTGGCCTGCATTAGCATGGATTGAACCTGCAATCCCAAAGTGACTTCTGCTTGTGATGAATAAGCATCTACAAACGCTTTGTCTGTTTTGGTTATTGGTGGAAGTAAATCCCCTTCAGGAGTTTTTCCATACTCAATGCCTAAATCTTGTGCCATTTTCAAGCTGGCATTAAGCGACATTTTATTGCCAAGCTCGGCTAGCGCATTAGGTGAAAATGCTGCACTGGAAAATGCACTTTGAAAATTAGGTTGCCCTGATTGAAAACTTGGCGATTCTTGTTTTTGCAAAATAGGAGTTTCTTTTGCACGAGGCAGCCCTTGTGTTTGCGGTTTAATTGGTTCAGCCATTATCTTACTTCCTCTCCAAACCATTTTTTGACAAAGGGACTTCGCCTAATCATGTCAAAAGATGAGCTTAATGGTATTTTGTCAAATAATTGACTAGTCATTTGTTGGCCAAGTCGAGTTTCACTCTGCAACGTGTGTAATCCAGAAAGTACTTTTTGTGCCCTTAAATTGGCCTCTTTTGCCAGAAGATTAAAGCGTCTAACCCTTTCATCTGATTCAAAAGCACCTTCTGATTTTTTCATAGCAAAAAACGCACTTCCAGCACCACTGTCGGTTCCCTTTGCTGCATTCGCTGCAATTTGAGAGCCAATATTTTGTCTTAATTTTTGCAATTCAGATAAAGATGCCTCATTCGATTCAAGGCGTAATGCTTCAAGGTTTGCCTGAAAAGCAGCCTCATCTAATTGTCTTCCTGCCTCAATCAGTTTTTTTTGAGTTTTTTGTTGACTGAAATTAATAATCAAACCAGCAGCCTGCATGGACAAAAGAAAAGCACTAAAAGGAGTAAATAATGTGGCAGCACCAGCAGCACCAGCACCGGACAATGCTCCAGACGTAGCAGAACCTGCTCCAATACCAACCAAAGAACCTAATGCCATTTTAAACCTCAATCTTATAGAAGATACCAATTAGTTTAATATCAAATGGGTCTGAATGTGTAATGGTTAATGTATCTACATTAAACGCATCCCACCCTTTCATTGGCGACATTTTAAATAATCCAGTTCTTGGCTCTGGTGGTGAATTGGGAACTGTTTGATTAAATTTATTCAATTGAATAGGAACGCCATTGACGTAACCACCAATAGTATCTGCGAACATCAATTGAACACTTCGTGTGTGTTGCTCCCAGACCATAGTAGAACCTTTAGCCCCCACAGCACCAGGAGGTGCCATAGGAAGCGGTACAATCTCGGTGTTGATAGGGAATCCAAAATAAGCCTCGGTGACCTCAACAGGCTCCCCATGCGCCTCAATAGAAACTTCGCCTCCAATTGGTGTGTCCTGGAATCCATACCCATTGCCATTAATCACAATATCTTGACCATTAAACCTTGATTGGCCAGAAATAGTCGATGTTGCAACACCTTCGTATACAGTACAGCAATCAGCAAATACCTCGAATGAAAGCTCCTCAAGGTAAAACTTAGTCACTAAAGGCCATGGAATAACCTGTGAACTTGTGCCGGCATCGGTAAATTCAATGGGATTTTCATCAGCAATAGCATCTTCTTTTGATAAATACACTTTGAAGTTATCGGCATCTACTCCAACTACCCAATACCATCGATTTATTTCAATCTGTGGATTGGAATGAGGTAAAGCACCGCCCGTTGCAAATTGAATTAATGTTGGAGATTCTGTATCAAAATTTGTTCCGGTGGCTTCAAGGCTTGTTGAAGTAAATCCAATAATATTAACTCCGGCAGAAGCCTCTGCAATTTCTCTCTCTGTAATAAACCAGCCTCTACCATCGGAACTGCCAGTCGCCCACCTAAAATAAGCATTACCATAGCTTTGCTCAAGCCATTGCCTCGTAAACCCCTGGACATCATCCGATATTAACGTCTGAAATATAACTAAAGAACCGTCGTCATTAATTATGAACATGTATCGAGAACCAGCTTTGTTTAAATCAACGTATTCCGATTCATCATGAGGATTTCTTATCAGGTGCTCACTCGCTATTGATGCAATGGTTGATGTATAGGCATTGTTGAATCCATCCCACAACATCGAATGAACATCATTTCCTGAAACAATGATAATTTGATTATCAATACCGCGTGGCTGAATAACAGTTGCTGGCGTGGAATCCTGCAATGTCATTGAAAAATTAGTGGGAGTAACCGCCTGCTCAAAAGATAATGGAGTCGAGTAAATCCCAGTATTAGTGTGAACTGTTAATGAGCGAAACGGTACTATAAACTTAATGAAATTTACATTATCGGACGTTGGGTAATAGGAAATCGCATCATCATCGTCAAGAAGCAATCCATCAAAGTTGTTGTAATCATTAGTAACTGAAAGCCATAGCCCATTGGGTAGTGATGGTGTGTTTGCAAACACTGAGCGACTTTGAAACGATGAGCATTTGGTTGGCCATCCTCTTGCATCACTCCATGCTGGCTCGGCTAATAATGCCTGACTTCCTGGAATTCCAGAGGTGTTTGCAAAATTTTGCACAATATTTACTGTAACCTGTGTTGTCGATGTGAAACCAATAATACGAGCAATCCCTCCATTACCAGCAAAAACACCTCCCACATAGGCGGTTGTAAAAATTGATACGCTCGCTGTCAATACCACACCATAACCAGAAGTCGCAGCAGGAGTAAATGTAATTGAATCATAGTTTTGGGTAAAATCGTAAACAGGCAAATTTCTAAATACTACGTTTCCATAAGTCCATGTATTGAGAATAAATGCTGTATTGGTTCCACTTCCAGCACCACTAATAATATAAAAATCATCACCAGCTTTTGCTTCCTCAGCAGAGGAAAAAATCTTTGCTGTTGTAGTTGAGGTCATTAGTAAAAAGTAGGTCACATTCGGTACAATTTGCGGACTTGTAGTCGGTAATGCGCCAGTTGTTGTAAATCGAACAGGATAAACATATCCAGACGTCAAAGGAACTGTTAAAGCAATTTCATTGGAAGCTACACCAGTAATCACATTGGCAGCATTAGCACTTCGCACCAAATCTTTTGGCCTAAATGTTAATAAATCGGCAGTAATTCTAAATCTTGTATCAAGAATGGTTGTATCAATTGTCGGAATAAGAGAAGCCGTGATGTCGCTTGCCGTGACAGTCGCTATATTATTCCCCTCAAGATAAATTTTGATAAATCCAGGCACTATAACGATAAGGTAGGTGCATTCATTCAGATATTGGAATGTTTCAAAATATATTTCCCTGAAATTCGATGCTCCAGTTACTTCGTTTAGATAGATGGTTCCAAATCGCTTTCCAATCCCACCTTGAGGATATGTAATGCAATTTTTTGCTGTTTTAACGCCATTGTAATAGGCCGTAACCGTAATTCGACTATACAGCAAAGGGGATATTTCTCCTTTTGAAAAAATATCCTGGCTCCATGTTATTTCTGCCATAACATTTCCTATGATGTAATTGAATTACCTATAATACCACCGACATAACGATTATCGAGTACTGGGAATGAAACTTGAGTAAATTGAGGTCTGTTTTGAGCCTCAATCGCAGCAGCAATGCCTAATTGATAAATCCTCTTTTGCTCCAATGCACTATAATAATCTGCTTTTTCAGCATTCGTTAAAGCAAGATAAGCAGAAATCTCATAAGTAAAATAATCAACAAAATGCGCAGGCAACAAAGAAACATCCGGCTGAAAAATATATTCGCACCAAAGCTCCTGATCGTATACCGCAAAAATCTCATTTCCAGCAAATATATCCCATTGATATATGTTGGGATAAAGCCTTAATAACTTAAGCCATCCAGCAGGTAATTGATAAACGGATAACCAAGGCTCAGGGGGTGTAATATTAAGCTTTGATAATTGAACTAATTGAGTAGCAAATCGCCAGTTATTCGCAGCAAGAGCCGAAGGTAATTTAAGCTCGTAGGCAGACACAGCAGATACTGTCAAAGCATCTTGGTCTGCTAACGAACTAATTGGCTCATGACCTAGTTGTATCAGAGCATTGCTGATAATTTGAACCATTGTTAAGGCCATGAGTCACTCCATTATTATACAGTTGGAACTGTTCTGTACCATAAGTGCAATACGAAATCACTGTCGCCATCAGCAAATGCAGCCGTGTCATTACTGATAAACAAACCAAGGTTTGCAACCGCAGTGAATGCGCCAGAAGATAATGCACCTTCGACCATATCCATTGTACTTGCAGAACCCTGAATATTCGCAGCAGCAATAGTGCTTGAAGCAGCTTCACCAGCCAAAGCAGCAGTGTTCCCATATTGAAGACCAATAGCACCACCACCAGTAAACTGAGTGGTTCCATAAGTCATCATTAAACAAGCGTGCTCCACCAAGTGAACTGTATTAGCCCCACCAGCAGCCAAAACCTCCACTGGAGCACCATTCATCGCAATGATGTTGGCAGCAGTTAATGGAACAGCTACATATTGTAAAACGGTAGGGTCTATTTTTGCGCTGGTTACTGCATCATCCGCAATTTTTGCACCGGTCACTGCATCATTCGCAATTTTTGCAGTTGTAACCGCTCCGTCTTGAATGTTTGCAGTACCTACCAAACCCGAAGTAGTAAACGAGTTAACAGTAATTGTTTCAGCATCCCTATCAACAGTAGCAACTATATACATATTGGACGCATCACTTCCATTAACAATGATGACATCACCTACAGCCAAATCAAATACCACATCAGCAAAATAGTTAGCAGCCGATATAGTGGCTAAGTTATCACTTGCAGATTGATAGGAAAACAAAGCCGGACCATTTTCAGTAGTAGGACCATCAAGTACTACCGCACCAGAGTTAAATGCCAAGGTGTGCCTTGTCCATCGAGTCAAATCAAAAGCCATTTTTAATCTCCTATGTATTTATTTATTGGTGATTAGACTGATTCATCACAATCGATAGCCAATACACCTCTGTTATCTGCTACCACAGCACCCATCGAAAATACTCCATTAATTAACCATGAAGTATTTTGAGCAATGTAGTTGATTTCAGTTCTAAAGTTTTTGCCAATACCAGCACCGACAGCCATTTTGTGCCAAGCTAATGCAGTTCTAATGTTTCCGTTTTTTGGCAAACCACCTTCAGTCATCTGTGGAATGATAATGACGTTAAATCCTAAATATTCACGGATACGCGCCCTATCGATTACATCATTCTTGGTATAGAAAGTAGAAACGAATTGGTCGTCACCAAGTAAACTTCTAAAGTTCGATGCACTCATGGCCACAAAACGCTCTGATAATGGAACCGCATTGTTGTCAAAAAATTCTAATGCCTGAGTGAATTTGTCGTAGTTAAAGTTAGTTCCACCGTCTGGAATAGTATCGCCTGGGTCTGTCTTAATAGCATCAATCAAAATTTGGTCAGAACGTCTGCCCATTGCCTGCGCAACCAGCATCGCGTTTTCCATCTTCGCATCAAAGTTCACAGTCAATTCTTGAACTTCATCCACAGCAGTAGGCGCAGTATATTTCAATAATGTAGCGCGTGCTTTTTGATAACCAGGATCTTGAATGGAAACAGCAGCCAGATATTGAGTCTGAACAGCTATGATTTCATCAACTTTTCTAAACTCCACCTGATTACCAATCACGTTATTTTTCATGCGAACGGTATCTCGAAGTAAAAAACCTCTTGAGCGATAAATGGCCTTTACTAAAGCATCGAATTCTATTTGTTGAACATTGGTCAATGATATAGACATGGTAAACCCCTATTAGTCTTGATGTATTAATACAAAATTTCTCTAATAGGGCTTACCTGTAATTGTGGGTGTCTCTACTGGAGGCCACTAAGATAAGGTGTCCTGTTAGTCGCTTAAAAGCGAATGAACATGGACAAATAATAAACTATGGAAAAATAAATTGTCAATATTGTTGAATCAACTACTGCTTCCAGCAGCTTTTTCAATTCTATCTTGAATTTGTTTACGGTAATTTGCATCCGTTTTGTATTTTTCAAGATTATTTGCAATATCATTTTCAATATCTTCAATGCTTTCACGTGCAGCATTGTCAACTTCATTTCCATTCGGGATTGTTGTATTATTATTAACCATTTTATCTCTAAGCTCCTCTAGTGCAATAATTGATTCAGCAGTTTTTAGGTTATCAGTTAAGGCCTTGTATGCATTCTCACTGAAATTTGCCTTAATCCAGTTTTCAAGAGTAACGAGTCTTTGTTCGGCATTATCGCCAAGTTTCTGTCTTTCCTCTGAGTAGTCCGGTTGAAATTCTTTCAAATACTTGTCTACTGCTCCCAGCATTTTATCCATCACCACTTGAGGAACATGATGGGCGCGCGCTACATCAGCCATTTCTTGAAAAGGTTCATAATCAGGATCTAACCAATCTTTCCCTGCTTCCCAATCATACTGGTCAGGGGCTTGGCCTAGCTTTTGCTCTAAAGATTTATACGCATCGGCCAACGCTTTTGTGGATTTGTATTTTTCTGGAAGCCAAGAAGGGCGTTCTCCTTGTCCAGGCAACCCGTCATCAATCCACCAACTTGGTTCCTGGTGGGTTGAATTCTCTTGACCGTCTGTTATGCCAGTATCAGTAGAATCTTCTTGGCTAGCATTGGTTTCAGGATTTTCAATTTCTTCTTGTTGACCTAATAATCCCATTATTAATTTTCCTCACTTAATGCCTTGTTCATTTCAGCGTTTTTCCTTGCCTCATAAGATTTTACTGCATGAATCAGTTGTCTATATGCATCACGATACCCTTCAAAATAAACGCAAGTAAGAGAATAATTTGGGTTGGCTAATGACGCAGGAGTTCCTGGCAATACAAAACGCTCCTCAAGAAGTTTAAGCAATTTTCTCCCATCTTCAGTGCGCCCAAAGACCTCATAGCACAGTTTATCCATTTCAATAAAATTTGGATTTTTGCGCATTTCATCTATTTGCTCTTGATAGCCTTCAAAAAAATTTTCTGGTTGTAAAAATGGATTATTACTCATTCGTGCTTCCTTAACTTTAATTATTCTTGGTTCGGTGGGGGTGATATATTTCCTTGAGATTCCATCATGGATTCAGAGGCTTGATTAATTTGGTCAAGCATCATTTGTGCCGTCTGTTGAACCTGCTCTGGGTTATTTAGGAAATCCATATCAAGCTGCATTAAACTTGCAAGTTTCCAGGGGTACTTTCCAGAATTGATATAAATCTGAGCTTGTTCTGGTCCTGAAATACCCTGAATAATTTGAAACCACTGAGTGAATCGTGCGATTTGCTCTTGTCCTTTGGCTAAGGCTAGTGGTGATTTGTATTTAAAGCTCACCTTGGCTTTGCTTTTCCTTCCTTCAATATTTGGAATAGGAAGTAAGCCAATCTTATGCAAAATGAATGCCACTCTCTGTAAGAGAGGAAATAAAAACTCGTGTTGCAATCGAGAGAAAGTTGGTCCGATTCTTTCGGCTAACATTTGAGAGCTTATCATTAGTTCAGTAGCGGTTACGGGCTGCTTGCCTTCTTGCGGTATCGGTGAATCGGCAAATAGCAATGCTCTGATTTGCTGTCTTAAATCCTGAATTTTTAACTCTCCAAACTGAGGGTTTGAAGTATCAGGTAATGGAATTAATGGCACTTGACCTTGAGAACCAATTTGGGCTATTGGGATTACGGTCATTGGCTGAATTTTAAAAGTATGCGGATTAAATACCGAATCAGAAAATCCCATATAGGGCTTAAAAGTATTAAGGTTGGCGCTTGCGAGTTCAATTCTGGCAAGTTCGTTCAAGCTGATAATGGAAGGAAGCGCATCCATTACAGGACCTCTCCCGAACACGTCATTATTGGTTTTTCGGAAACGCCAAACAATTCCTGGATTGTATTCAAAATCTTCGTAATAAAGAAGATGGTCTTTTGCACAAACTACGTAGCAATAAGGCTTTGGCTTACCTGGCCTATACATAACTCCTTCGTAAATCATTGATACGGTTGCTTGGTTATCTTGCGCCATATCACGTATGTATTCTGCTGGAAGCTTTGCTTTAGGCCATCTAACTTTAATTTCACTAATTTTTACATCTTCCCAGTTTCTATACCATGATTCGATTTTTCCTGTCATGGCTTCCTCAATGGCAAGTTTATCCATTGGTATGGAAGTGAATAGAAGTGGGGTTTCAAGATTTAATGAATTGATGACAATGCACGAAGTTCCGACTGCCAAATCGTAATAACACTCATTGATTACTACATCAAAATTGGAGTCATGAATAAATTCAAAAAGTTTTCTTAAATAGTCATCTAAAACAATTTGAGCTTGCTCAACCAAATCAGGATTTTCTGCTTTCCACCCTGGGTCAAGAGCCAGATAACCCCATTGGGTTTGTGGTGGTGTCATAGCCACATGAAGTTTGGATACAAAAATATTGGTTGCCTCAATTGCAGTAGTATCATAAACCCTTGCGCCTCTTAGTTCACCCTGCTGTTCTTTTGGCCTCCAAAATTTATTTCTATTGGGAATGGCATAAAAATAACAAGCCTCGTGCAATCCCATCCACAAGTCAGCAATGCCTTGCGCTCGGTTATAACGCTTCATGAATTGCTCAAGAATTTTAGGCTTATCGGATATTTCTGCCAGTCCAGTATCTATCATGTTTAGCCTAGTGTTGTTTTGGTATCAAGCGACGATGGGGCATCAAGAAAGCGACTTGAGCTAAATCGGCGTCTTAATGCTCTAATTTGTTTTTCATGAATCCGCGCCCTTTCTACTTCGCGCTCTTTATTGATTCGAGCATTTTCAGCCTCCATGCTCGCTTTCTGTTGCTGATAAAATGATATCTGCTCAGATGCAGCTTGCATAGCCTGCCTTGTTGCTGTTTTGTGGGTAATATTTTTATCAATCCATCTTGATAATTTACTCATGATTATCGCTGCCTATATCCAAATATGTATATAAATTACACCGTCTTCAAATTCACTTTCCGGCACATCATAATCAACAAATTGAATTCTATGTCTGATTTTAATTAGTTTTCGCAATTGGCGCAATTGGGATGATATTGTGCTCATTGGATTGTCCCATCTTCTTGATGTCTTGTTTCATCTGGTCAATTTCTTCCTGAAGTTTAAACGCTTCATAGGCAACACGACCAACATTGATACCTTCCATAAGCTGTTTAAGCTCAGAAGCCGTAAAGTCTCCTGAATTGGCTTGTTCGATTAATTCCTGATATTGCTCATAAGGATTTGCCTCTGGCGTTAACATCAAGCGTACGCGATTAACTTTTGATAAATAACCCCTGATTGCACCTCGCATCTTCCAGGATTCCATATCAAAGTCATCGTCTCTGTCTTCTAATTCCTGCTCCCAATTGTATTTGGCAATTGTAAGACCTATTTGATAACATTCCCTGAAAACCCAATGCTTTTTCAGCCACCTGTAAAACGTAGTGCTGCTTATTCCAATATCTACACAAAAATTATCTACCGTCGCACCTCGATTCAGGTATTCTATAATCATTGGACAATGAACACCTTCCTCATAAATACTGGCATTCCCACTGACTTTTGTATATAAATCCCACGAATTCAGTTGTATCATAGTAAATATTCGACTAATTGTTTATTTAAAATATAAGGCATAACATGATTAATTCAAAGCAATTAAGAGAACTTATCATCAAACCAGCCCTGGATGCATTGCAGCTTTATAGCTCATCAGCAGAAGAACTTTTGGTGTTTACTTGCGCCACAGAATCTCTTGGCGGTCACTTCCTTCATCAAGTCAAAGGGCCAGCTCTGGGTATTTATCAAATGGAACCAGCAACCTATAATGACCTTTGGCAACGCTTTATCAGTAGAAATTCCAGATTAACCACACTGCTTGCAATGCACTTTAATTGCCCGTTAATACCGCCAGAAGAACGATTAATCTACGACCTAAGATTCGCAACAGCTATGTCAAGAATCCATTACCTTCGTGTTCCTGAAAAATTACCGCAAGCCAACGATATCGATGCCATATGGGCTTATTACAAAAAATACTACAATACCCATTTAGGTAAAGCCACCAAAACAAAATCAATAGAACATTACCAAAACTTCACCTCCCAATAAAATGCAATTCGTCCGCACTAACCCTAACTAAACACCGCTTGCAATAAAACTGCGTCCCATGCATGTACCCACTACTCTTAACCCAACCCATTACCCCAAACTCATGCGAACACCCACTAACACCAGCCAAACCAATGCCATCAAAACGCTTAACAGCCCTATCGCGCATCTCCTCAAAACCCTTGCTGATAAACTCAGAATCCCCCACAATTACCCCCTAAATCAAAGAAAATCAACGCATTTACCCGCATGTTCGCCGAACTTAACGAACTGGTCAAGGACTAGAGAGAGTTTGCGGGCACCGGACTCCCCCTCGCCCCCAGCAAACCCCTGACCCCCCATCCCCACATCGACCGCCGCTGGGATTTGGTTTTCGAGGGGTCAACGCGACAATTCTACCTCACTCACTCATTAAATATATATGAATTAACTCTTGACAATCTAAAATTAGATAAATTATTTGTTGACAAATTATTTGTCTAGTGTTAATATGTCGTCATTAATTAGTGAGGAGTTAAGTTAATGGGTCTATTTGAGCAAAGAAAAACAGAACTGCAGCATGTGGTCGATTATCTAGCGACTAAAAATGTTAATGCTGCATATATTGGAGGTGGATTAATGGAGGTCATTTATAAATCAAATAGAGCATTAATCTTTGCGAGCCTCTCTGATGCTTATGATTATTGCAAAACACTATAAACAATAACTAAAAACAGGAGCTAAGAATGACAAAAATAAAAACGATTGACAATAACTACATAGATTTTCGTTCGGTCGTAGAGATGATGGAGGATGCTTTGCGCGAGGAAATACATTCGATTTACTGTGGAGATATCACAGAACAAGAATTTTACAATATCTATTGTTGTCTGCATAAAGAGCGATTTAATGAAGAATTTATAATCAACTAATTTTTAAACTAAAAAAGGAAGCGAAAAGATGAACAAATATGATGCATGTAAAATATTGGAGCTGGAGGGTGACATCAACCCCGAGATTGTGAAGCGTGCGTATCGCAAAGCGTGCGCAAAATACCACCCCGATAGAAACCCTGCAGGTCTCGAAATGATGAAAGCTGTTAATCAGGCTTATGAAGTACTAAAAGACCTAAGCGAAACGATTAACTTTGACAGCCACGACACAAATCAAACTTACGGTGACGACTTAAACGAGGCATTAAACGCAATTATCGCTCTTTCTGGGCTTGAGATTGAGGTGTGTGGAACGTGGGTCTGGGTTAGCGGTGATACATTTGCGCATAAAGAGATTTTGAAGGCTGCAGGGTATAAATGGGCATCTAAAAAGATGATGTGGTATTTCCGGCCTGAAGAGTACAAGAAACGACACAAAAAGGGCAACGTCTACTCTATGGAAGAAATCAGGCTGCGTCATGGTTCGAGCAAGGTTAATCCTATTGAGAGAAGGGCGTTGAGGGGGGTGTGATGGGTATCATAGAGAAACTTAATTTATCGCATGGCACAAAAGAAGTGCCATGTTATGCCGTGTTATTCAATCCTAATGACAACGAAGTTTTTATTCCGGATTTGCTGAGTAAGTATTTTGCTGAATATGGGATAAAGCCGGACGAATATTCTATGGAAGAATGGCTTGGACTAATTGAAACAATCGAAGACTATCAATTTGGTTGCATTAGCGATGGTGTTGAATTGATGTCGTTTTGGTTTGATAGATGAGGAAGCGAAAAATGAAATTAAAATACAAAGGTTATGACCGAGGTAATGTAAGAGCATATTTCAAGGGAGACAAGGGCTTGTATTGTGTTCAATTAAGTTGCAATAACGAACCAAAATTGTTTGTCTGCTCACGAGATGGGGAACCATCTCACCC